ATCAGAGCTAAAGATACTATCGAGGGTATCGTCAATATCAACCAGAACACAAGATGCAAATTGACGTATGGGTGTTCGGACACCTGCCATAATGGGCGTTGGGATGTTGATTCTGTGCTTTGAGATTGCGTTGTAGTATCTTCGGACATAATCAAGTCTCGTTTCTATAGGATAGTTTTGAAACAAAGTAACTGCAATGAGTATGTACATATACTGTGGTGTCTCATACACCTCACCAGTACTTCTGTCTTGTACCAAATATTTATCTGCTACCTGTCGTAATCCAGCGTATGTAAACAAATAGTCACGATCATGATCAATAAATGAATCAATCTCATCCCATTCTTCTTGAGTATATTTCTCAGGTATTACTGAGTCATAGATTCCTTTACCTATACCGTCTTCTAAATGGTCTAAAACATGTGGATGACCTTCCAACCATGCTCGACCAAATACCTGCTTTCTAAGTCCATACAGGAGCAATCTAGCAGCAGCAAATTGATAGTTAGGTTGTTCCAAACTAATCAAGTCACTAGCAGATCTTACTAGAATTTCTTGAATATCCTTAGTCTCGATCCCATCATAGAATTGGAGTCCAGAGTTCATCTCAATTTGAGAAGCACTAACACCACTTCCAAGTCCTTCACATGCTTCTACAGTCATAGCATGTACCTTTTCAAGGTTAAGATGCTCCGTAGAACCATCTCTTTTTACAACTTTGATATCTGTGCCGTTGCTCATACTCGTTTCCAATCGTTTAGTTTTAGGTTTGCTTCTAGTTTATGATATACATTAGATTCTACCACCTTTTGCACATCATGTCCAGCTAGGATCATGTCGTTGATGTCCTTTTGCTGAATATTCTTAGGCCATATTACGACCTTATCTCCTCGGTCAATGGACTTGGAGATTTTGTTGACGATTTCTCTGTTGCGTGGTTCATTATCATAAACCCAAATATAATCGCTCCAGTTATACGTCCTAGGATCAATATCGGACCCAGCCATAGCAATCGAGTTTTCAAGAAATGTCGCATCAAATGGTCCTTCTACAATATGTACTGGTTTTTGAGAATCTATCTTATCCAGACCAAATATTTTAGGTCTAGAATCATCCAACATGATAGTTATATACCGCATCCTTGGATTTGGATCCAAAGATCTACCTTGGTATCCGAACATCTTACCTTTCTCGTCAAAAAATGGTATGATAATCCTGTGTCCATCTTGCCTTAGAGTATCAAATGTCTTCTTTTGTTTGTTAGTCCACTCCTTAAACTTAGGAGCATAATAGAAGTAGTCTAGACATTTGATCTGCCTCTTCTCAAGATATTCACGTGCAGGGTGTGAGTTATTTAGTTCAGAAATCTTCTCTAAATCGATACTTTTTGTATCAAATTTTGGAGTCTTGAAATTAAACTTAGGTGCAGGAACAAAAGTGTGCTTCCCCACTGAGGAATTTGAATCCTTAAATTTTTCCATGACATATTGATCATGGAGATTTGGGTCTTGATCCTTTAAAAAATTAGACAAAGACCTACTAACACCACAGTTGTGGCATTTGTAAACATAGTTATTTTTTACCTGAATAAGATACCCTCTAGCCTTATTCTTACGTTTCTGTGAGTCACCACAGTAGGGACACCGAAAATTAAATAGACCTTTCTTCTGTCTCTTAAACAGTTCTAACCTATGTGATACTAGTATTACGTACTGATCGTCTAGAACCATTCCATCCTTCTAACGGTTCTGTCAGTGTAGCACGTGGAGAAGGATCTGTCAACTGTGACACCTGTCCTTCTAGAAATGCTTTCTTCATCAACGCTTGTCCTGGGACACTAACCATGAAAGATATAACAGCAAGACCACCAAAGATAGTCCACATTTTCTTTTCCATGATGCGTAAACGGTCATCAACTTTTCGTATGTCTCTTTCACAACCTTTCTTAATTAAACTTGTCTCACGATCCAATGTCTTCTGTATCTCTTCTACCTTAGAAAAGAGAATAGCATCTATACGATCTTGTTTATCAAGTTTCTCATCGTGGACAGCAAGAAGTTGCCCAACCTTAATAGAATTGTCTTGGAGAGTATAAACTACTTTCTCCAGCCGCTCGATAATAGCAGCGTTTATACTCTCGGCCATGGTTGTGGATTAGGTTCCTAAGTGTTACGGATAGCGAAATCTAATGCAGTTTGGAATGTCGAAGCATCCTTGTTCAGTAAATAACGATACTGTTGCTGCTGGTCATCACCTAGTTGTGCATAACAGGCAGCTATCTTCTTAGCAGAGAAGTTATCTAAATTCTGTTCGGACTTATCATCGAACTGTATCTTAGCGAAACTTGTCTCTCCACTAGGATTAAGTTCTGACGTAGCTACTCCGAGTGCTACATCTAAAGCATCTTGTTGTGCTTCCATAATATTTTTAGTCACTTGTACATCCTCTTTTTTTAATTTTTTCTGTTGTGATGATGCCTTCTTTTTAAAGTCAGTTAGACGTGCCTTCATAAGGATGTCCATCTCCTTTGTCTTAGACTGCATCTTTTTCTTTGTCTCGTCACGTTTTTTCTGAAGGTCTTTTTGACGACCAAGTTTCTTCATCTGACCAATACTCTTTTGAGCACGTTCAGTTTCTGATGACTTTTCAGAAATAGTTTGTAATTCTAGTTCCTCTTTCATTTTTCTTTTTGTAATACGAGACATAAGTTTTTTCGCACCCTTGGTACGACCATCCACACTGTCTTGGTTATTTTTTTTATAACGTCTGTGTGATCGGGGATTAACAAATACGAATGCTGGAGGCATACTCAGGGCAGCACCATCGCCAGCCATCATCTCTTTTAAATTAGATTCAGTTGACGTAGACATTCTTGATCAATATCAGTATTTAGTGTAAGGGGTAGTCTATTCAGGAAGAACATAAATGCCTTCAATATAGACCAGTGGGTTGCATCTATTTTAAAAAATAGAAGTGGGGTCGCAGCATCACCGAATGCATTGTATAAAATTATAATATGATTCAGTATAAGATGAACCTTGAAGTCACCCTGTGTCTCGTATCTCCTCAGAAGTCTCTTGATATATTTGAAGCGTTTTAAATCTTCTTCAAAGTCTTCATAGGTTACAGAGAGTGGGTTATCATAATTTTTAATAGCAAACATCATCCAGTTATCCTGGGTCAATTCATCAAACTTCATTCATTTTATGCATTGCTGTCTGTAGTTAGAGTAGCAGCAGTAGAGATCACTTCAACACCACCAATGGAGTTGTTGACTTTAACTCTATACTGGTATCCATTTTCAGTTGCTGTAAGTCCAGTAAGTGCAAGTGTCTGGTTAGTACCACCTGAAACATCACTGAAGTTAGTACCACTGTTTGTACTACGTTGCCACTGATAGGTGATAGAAGCACCAGAACCAGTAGAAGATGCAGTAACACTGAATGTGTTAGCAGCAGTTGCAGCAGTAACTGTTAAGACAACAGCAGCACCGCCTCCTCCACCAAGTGAAGCATCAGCGATTGTTATTGTCTCATTATTAACGTAACCTGTACCACCAGATACTAATGTAACTGTTGGTGTACCATTAGCAGCAACAACAACTGTGAAGTCTGCTCCAGCACCAGATGCTGAACCAGCAGCATCAGTTACTGTGTATGTTCCAGCAGTTCTGGATCCATCAGCAGCACCATTACTGGTAAATGTACCAACTGCTCCAGCAGGGAAGTATACTGTAGCGTCAGCAGGTTGAGAGGAAATTGTAATCAAGGAAGTAACGTCACCAGCCCAGACATCATCAGCAAAGTCACCAGAAAGTGAAGTACCATCTTTTAATGATGCTATACATTCTGCTTTGTGACGAGTAGAACCACCAGCATCAGTGAATGTCCTGTATGCCCACCATCCAGGAGAACTCAAACCTTTTGCTTTGTTTTCTGCAAGTTGTGCTTCTGCTTGACTAACACCAATGATTTGTGTGCTAGCTGCTGCAGAGGTTGCACCTCTTAGAATAAAATCAGAAAGTGCTTTGGGTGCAGTACGTCTTAGCACACTAGCAGCTGCTAGAGATGCATTGGTACTACCAGCATACACTTTACCAAGTGTAATTGTATTGCCGTCTACAGAGTTACAAAAGTACTGAACATTGTCCAGAACTATGATATCTCCAGCGTCAATAGCATCTGCTGAGTTTTTAGTTACAGTTGCTGAAGCATTTTCCACAGCAACTGTGTTGCTGAATGCTGCACTGTCTGTTGTTCCAAGAATGGGCATCGTATTACTTCCGAGTACTAATTTAATTTCCTAAAGTTTATTTATAAAACTTGATGACTATCCTTCTAGCAAAGCCTTTTCTAATGCTTCAACTAGTTGATCGTCTACTTTGTTGCCTGATTTAGCAGCAGCTTTTTTAAGAAGACCGATAAGAAACACTTTTAGTTTCTCTTCTAAATCTTCAGGTATTTTATCTACTGCCTTGTTAATCACCTGAATAGCGATTGGTAGTAAGAATTTAGTCATGATTAATAAAGTAATTAACTTTATTTATCAGCTATACTCTCTGTTCCACCAACCGAAAAGGGATTGTACTTAGATCTTGCTAACCTATATGCTTTCTCATGCATGGTTACAATTTCTTCAGCATCCTTCTCAAACTCAGGTGTTGACTCATGTCTTGATGCGTACTTAGTATCATCATCTGTTGCTATAGGCATAGCATCAAGAGGGTTTTCATAATCTTTTTTATCTTTCATTATATGTTACTAGTAACTACTATCTTTAACCGCCACTTCAGCTTTCTTACCTTTTTTCTCAAACTTACCATCGTTGACGGTAGGCATAACCTCTACTGGAGGTTTTTTCTTAGACTTTTTTGCTTCTTCTAAGGCATCTAATGCTTCACTTGACCAATATACTTTCACCTCTTCATTCTTTTTTCCCTTTACAGCATGTTCCTTACAAGGAGTAGCACCACACTTAGGGCATGACTCCACTGCTTGTGGTTGCATCTCTTCATTCTTCACACAGTTATCAACACGCTTACCACCTTTCATCTTAGTACCACGTTGACTGTATCCTTTCCAACAGGCTTTACCATCGAGTCCTTTTTTCTTTCCTTCAGTCTTGATCGTGGACTCTTCTGAACAAGACTTTTCTACTTTTTTGAATAACCTAGTATCTTTGCAGCAGTTTTCCTTGCCTTTGCTTTATATGCTTCGCTCGTAGTAGGTTCGGGTGCTTCTGTTGAAGGAACAACTCCTTCTGCTTGATCTTTATCCCACTTCTCACCTGTAACTGTGTAAGTAGTGTCTGTTAACTCACTAAGTTCTGTAAGAATCTTAGATGCTTCATCCCAAAGTTCTGACTGTCTAGCATCGATGTCTTCTTTCTTCATTGCTTTCTTTTTATCCTTTGGATTTAAAGAATTACCCTTCTTATCATATCCATAAGTAGCATCTTCCTTCTTCATTGCCTTCTTGATTGCCTTATCCTTAGAACCAAAGTACTCTGCCTTGCCTGATTCTACCTTACCATCTCCATCGTAGTCTTTCTTTGCTTTCTTACCTTCTTCTACTGGTTCTACTTCTTCCTTCTTAACCATCAAATTCTTTATCTGAGCACCATAAGAAGACTTGTTCTTTGTGCTATCAGGAGGACCAGCATTGAACTTAGGATCTTTTGTACCACCGTCATCTGTATTAACAACCTTAAGAGTCGGGATAGTTTCTGTATCAAAAGCAGGTTTAGGTATAGTACCTATTGGTGTTGTAACCTCATCTCCTTCAGTTGGTTTCTCTACAACAGCAGAACCAGGAGCAGGTACTTGCTCTTCCATATTACTACCTTGGAACCTGTCACCGTCCATCCACTGAGCGTATGATTCAATTAATGCTTTTGAATATGCATCATTATGTCTGACTGATGTTGATGGTGTTTGCTTGTCCATGAGTAAAAAAGGTTGTTCTTCTTGGTTTATTTATATCATTCACTTCTCTTATATCACGTATCCATGCTCGAAACATTTCATCCGACTCGGTTACGCATATAACATAATTAGGTCCAGTGCGAATAATTTTACCTTTCACACCAGTCAAACTATTCATTACGACTTCTCCTTCAACAAAGACTTGTTTCTTCCTGAAGTTTTGTCTGACTGCTTCTGGTTTGAAATCTTTAAATGTTTTCATTTAACACTTCCACTTTCGTAGTGCGAGTGCTTTACGGGTTGGTTTTCCTTTCTCATCTTTCATTGGTCCTTTGTTTCCTTTCATTCTAGCACAGAATGATCTTTTGCGTGGACCACCTTCAGGTTGTGGTGCTTTCAAGTCAGAACCAGGATTCTCACGTTCATAAGACTTACGTCCTTTCTCGTTGAGTCCTCCAGTTTTGCTCTTACCTTCTTTCCTTTGCCAAGCAGCTTCTACATTAAGGGTCTTAGGATAATCCTTATCACCTTTACTTGCTTTAGGTTCACCACGCTTTCTTTTAGCATGTATGTTGTCCCACAGTCCTTTCTTCTTTGCTTCAGATAAGAATTCAGAATATGATTTCATTTAAAATTAGCTGGTAAGTTTGCTTTTATCTCATTCATGAGACTACGACAATCATTGTCATTTAATTTAGTAGGTATCCCCTTACGAAATGCAGCAAAGTCCGAAGCAAATGCTGCTCTTCTCATTTTTGTACCAGATACAGCAAATGTATCACCATCTGCATCTCTGCTACCAGAAGAAACTATATCAATTTTACGAAATTTAAAGTCCGTACCATTATATTTATGCAAGAACTGCATAGCACCAACACGATCAGATCCTACAAGCATTATAACCTCATCATATCCAGCCATCATAATGTCCTGTAGTACCTTTACTGGATCTCTAGGACCACTATGAATCTTACCCTTATGTTCAGGGAACATCTTGTTCATCCAGAACAGTTTTCTATCTGGTGGTAAAGGATTGTTTCCTTTCTTATCTACTGTCTGTGAAATGTAAATACGATAGTCATCTACACTAGCAGTACGCTTTACACCAGCAAAGTTATCTTTGTGTCCTGTGGTGGGTGGTTGAAACCTACCAAATGTGAAGTAGCATCGTTTGGTTTCTAACGCCATTTCTTTGCAACAGTAAAGTTATTGTAGGAGAACTCAAGACGGTTCACAAACTTAATCATGTCTCCATCCTTATGTAGAACATAACCTTCAGGAGTGGTCACCTTATATCCTTGGTCTGTTTGGACATAAGTCTTGAAAGTTTCAAGATGATCTAGTTTATCAATAACAAATTGTTTGATCTCCTGTATCTCCTTGTAGAGATGCAACATTGCTTTGAACTTCTCAGCATTGTTCATAAGATAGTTCTCACTATCATAGATCAAAGTCTTTTTCTGTACCTGTGCAGCAGGTGTCTTTAACTTATCAGCCATTGGTTTGACTTTACTATGATAGAAGTTAGTCAAATCCTCAAGTGCTTGAGTTGGATTTGATATAGTCTTTTGCTTTTTAATCTGATCATTAAAAAACTGTTTGAGGTATGAAGATACATGCCACTTAGAATCACCAGTAGTACCAGACAGTTGAGTCAATTCATCTAAGAAATCTCCACACTTCTTACAATCTCTGTCTATACAAGAAATCATACTATCAAATTTAACTTCCTCTGCATGATTTAAACCTACCCTATCCATAGGAGTATCGTTCTGTATACAAACAACATCCTTACTAGATTTAACTTTAGCACCTGCACGTGCAGTCATGTTTGAAATATCCCATCCTTCTTTCTCACCAGCATAGTGAGTATGAAAAACTACTCCAACTTTTGCTGCTCCAACATCTTTACCTAGAGGATGATCAACAGGTATACCATACGTGATAGTGTTAGGTGTGAATGTGTACAATCTTTCGCCATGTATAGTCTCTGTCTTCCTAGTAGCAGCAGTGAATAAAAAATCACCTTGTATCACACCATCAATACCTAACTGTGAGAAATGTTCTAAAGCAAGTTTCAAACCAGCAGCTAGATTAGCTTGACTACTATACCATTCATCAATCTGATCAGCACCATAACATATCTTTGGATTCTCCTTGTTAAATACTGACTTAGTTCCAACAAAGAAATGTCCATTAGCAGGATCCTTACCACATATAATAGAAGGAGCACCATCCCATTTGGTTTGCATGAAACCTGTACTGTTATCACATCCAAGCATCTTCCTAAGTTCCTGTAAGAAACCAACAGCCGCCTTGCATCCATCAACTCCATAGTTGAGCATCTCATCTTCTAGGTGTTCTAAGTGTTTTAACTGTGCTATGTTAGCCATTAGGAAACTTTAATATATGGTGCAGACTCATCAGACTCTGATGTAGCATAGAGATACAACTTCGTAGCAATATCATCTTGATCTTTTTTACTAGCAGTTCTCATAATATCAGCAAGAACTAAACCCATATACTTTGCAAACTTCCACTTCTTAGGCATACCACTTATATTAGTTAATGTTACATCTTCATCATCAGTAAACATATCTTTATTTGCTACAGCTAACTTTAATATCTCATCATCTAAGTTGTCTGCTGCTGAAGCAATTGCTGATGTCTTTGTATAACCTGTTTTCTTAAACAACCCATTGGTGTTACCAAGTACTTTCTTTAAAACATTATCTAATACACCACCACCTATCTTACCATGCTTTGCTGATTCACCCATGACCTCACCTTGCCATGTCTTACCAGCAGTATCAGTAGCACGAAACTGTACTTCTATATTACCAGGTGATGCTGTAAAATATACATCCATAGAACCGAAGAGACTCTTAGCTCTCATACCTGAGAATGTTCTCTCTTGTTTCTTGGGTCCACCTATAAAATTCTTCTTAGATATATTTGCTTCACCAGATCCAAGACCTTTCAAAGACACACCAATTAACTTCTTCTCTTTAATCAACTTCATCATCTGCAAATTTAGATCAGCAAAATTTACAGTGTCTGTAATAGATGTGGAATCAAAGTTACAATCACACATGTAAATATCTGCTGGAGTCCACTTGTTAACATTTGAAAATGGTCTCTCTTCATTCTTATTGACCACTTTGAAATGTTCTTCTACTGTATCAACGACAGATTTTCCTCTATAGAAATGGAAACTAGTATTCTTAAACTCTTGTGTATCATATAATTTGTTAGCAGTTTTAATAGTAGAGGTCATCCAATCTGAATTGTTATTCAGAAACATAAAACATTCTTTTTGTGTTGCAGTTGTATCTACATGAGATTTAACTGCATCAAAATCTGACTCCTTTAAAACGTAACCAACTGGTAAACCTTTATGTTTATAAGCAAGTGCAGTCATCCAACAAGCAGCACTTTCAAACATCTCTGTTGCTTTTGCACCAGCACCTGATCCTGTATTACTTCCAAACTCCTGTGTCTTCTTAATCTTTGTGAACCCTATTGTATCAACCTTCTTTGTCTTACCTATCTTTCGTGCTTCTAAAATTTTTCCTTTAGCACCACTATATCTTGACTTAAATGAATCGTGTCCATCTGGGGAATCATATGGAAGATCACCATTAAAGACATCTTCCATATCATCATAAACTTTCTTAGGTGCAGTAAGTAAAACCTTACCGTGACTTTCAATCTCTAATTCTCTACGTTTATGAATTGCATCAAAAACAACAAGGAGATACATATCACCCTTGCTGTTTACTTGACCGAGTTTTCTCCACGTTACATTAGCCATTGCAACCTACTGTCTAGGAGTATTTAGATCAGTGGGGGTTGTATACCTTCAATACAATTATTGATGATGCTATAACAACAATTGTAATTAATGTAATGATGTGCATTATATGTCTCCTTCTGCTCTGTTTTCTGAATTGAACACATCAAACTCACCACCAGGATATCTTGCTGCTAACTTGATCATGTTAGTAACTACGATAGTCTTGAAGTCTAAATCTAATGCATTACATGCTTGGGCAATATACCAAAATACATCACCCAATTCTTTGACCATATGGGTCTTAGTATCTTCAGTAAGTTCTTTACCCTGAAAGGCAATCTTCTTTACTATCTCTGTGAACTCTCCACCTTCTGCACTGATACCAACAGCAGCAGTAAGAAGTCTAGGGACATCAACTCCCTTCTCTTCTAGGTCTCTAATTCTTTTAATAAACTCATCTGTATTTTTAGATGGGTTGCTTGTAGTACCATCGACAAACTCTAGGTACTTATCATAATCAACTGTTTGTGTCATTGTGGATCTGAATAACGATGTTCTTGTGAGTGATAGGTATCAGCAACTGGTGCTGGTTCTATCATTTTAACGTCCTTCCAATAGTGTCTAAAGACTAGAAGGTTGCATTGACTTACGCCATGCATTTTGCCTGGATCTTCCCATTGTCTCACACACAATGTGAAGTAATGACATGTCTTATCAAAGAAGTTAACGAAACCTCTCTGTCCTTGAAACTCAACAATGTCTCCGTGTTTAAACATTCCATTCAGCGAATTTACTAAGGCGGGCTTTGTTTTGCTTTACTGTGTCGTATGCATCAGTAGCATCATCCTCTTGTTGTGCGTCATAGACTGCACTAGTTGAATCTGCTACATCAAACAACTTCATCTTTGCTCTATCTATACCAACATTAAATGACCTATTAGAGGTAGGATCATTATACCTATTCTTTAACTGTTTTATTTTTAATCTACCTTCTGCTTCCAACTCCTCGCTAGAAATGAGAGCGAACATAAGGTCAGCAGTAGCAGGGAGTCCAAAGGATTCTGACGTGTCAGTAAGGTCAGGATCACTAGACCCGAAACCAGAACGAGTAGTTTGAGTAGCACTGACGATTGGTAAATCAAATTCGACAGCAAGACCTCGAAGCTCTTCTGCAATCGCTTTAACATAGGTATAAGAATTAACGATGTGTCCTTTGTATCTGGAACTAGCACAGATGTTAAGGTAGTCTATGAATATTATATCAGGTATGAATGATTTTTTCAACTTCAATTCATTAAGAAGTGATCTAAAATGACCAGCATGTGCTGACGCAGTTGGGTACTCCTTAACAATAATTTTACCAGTAGTTTTCTTCTGTAGATCTGCAATCTTAGATTTAAACATAACCTGTGGAAGGTCACCAATATCTTTAATACTAAGGTTCAAACAATTAGCATCAACACGTTCTGCAATCTTCTCCTCAGACATCTCCATTGTAATATAGAGAACATTCTTACTTTGAAGCAAGCAAGCACTAGCCATGTGACACATGAATAGAGACTTACCAACACCTGTACCAGCCAATGCTATGTTAAGAGTCTTGTTAGGAAGACCACCCTTAGTGATGTAGTTAAACTTCTCTAAGTCAAACGGTATCTTCTCCTCCTCTCTATGATAGAACTCATATCTATCATCAGCAGACTCGATATAATCATGACCAATGTGTTCATCAAAGGTAACACCTAAAGCTTCCTGTAGTATTGTAGGAATAGCATCCTTAGATAACTTCTCATCATTACCGTCAGCAATCTTAACAGACTTAAGAAGTGCATTGTAAATTGCTCTGTCTTGACACCACTTCTCAGTAGAATCAACTAACCAATCAAAGTCTATCCATTCATCAGTATAAGTTTCTAACTTAGCAGATGTAGATTTATAAGTATCTTCTGTAAGATCAGATCTATTACCCAAATTAATTCTAAGAACTTCTTTTGTAGGAACCTTATCATACTTACTAGAAAAATCTAAGATCTCCTCAAAAAGAATCTTCTCAATAGGATCTTGAAAGTATTCACCATCAAGGTGTGGTACTACCTTGCGATAGTATTGTTCATTACAGAACAAATTCCGAAGGATAGTATCTTCAATCCTTTCAGTTGCCATAACTATATTCAGTACGTGCTGCTTCTTCTAGTTTAGCCATTATTTCGTCTGTGAAGTATTTCTCAGGATCACTGAGTATAGACTTAGGGTAAACATTACTACCACCAATGGCGATACGGTTTCCCACCCTCTTAAATACGTTGTACTTCTCACCAAGTTCAAGGAGTCCATAGTACTTGTCCAGTCCACGTTCATCAAAGTATAATCTAGTTGCAACTTTAGCACCCTCTTTGGATAGTC